AAGGATTCCATATCTGGGACTTGAGAAGACCAGTATCCCCTTCAAACTCTTGGACTGTTGCATACCAACCAAGGACTAACAAGTAGAAGGCTAGTTCATCCAGATAAGGTTGATTACCACCTAACTGTTTGTCTCTGTCTATAATCTTCCACATATATTGACAACCACGATGGACTCTGGCTCTCTTGTCCAGCTCTAATGCAGACTCGGATTCTACTGGTATAGAATGTTGTAGCTCCCCTTTAGTCAAAAGGAAGTGAGCCATATTGTAAAAGGTAAGTGGTTCTGAACTGGTATAGCTTTCCATACCCCTGGTAGCTAAGATATCTACAAGAGTTAGTATCTCATACCATTCAAGGAATTTAAGATTCCTCTGATACCAGAAATCCTGCAGATTCTTTATTTTTGTGATGACTTTACTCTCATCTAACATTCTCTATTTTCCTCCTTTATCTGTCCCATCCTCCTCCTGACCAGCCCTGAGTTTTACCCATATAACCATGAGCTACCCCTGATACCTTCTTAGCTGCTATACAAAGTATCAATGCCATAGCAAGGTCATCAAAGGTCTGAGGTGTAGCCTTATATTTGATATATCTATAACCTCTTAACTGTCTTACCAAGTTCACATCCCATAACTGAATCTGAGTTAAATGGTCTTTTGTAGCCGTAAAAGCATATTGCCTTGTCTGCTCATTAGTCCAGTAACCTAGATTAGTTGTTACTTTACCAGTAAGGAAATCTCTCTGGTGATACAGGTTAGGATAGCCCTGTAAATGACCTAGCACTGCATAACCAGTAAAGTTTCTCTCCACACATATCTCTGCCGTATTATACCACATCCCCATCTCTTTGAGAATAGCAGCAAAGACATGAGGTTCTAATCTTGCTTGGAAAGTAGCACAGACTCTCCACTGTTCATCAAGAACCACTGCTGCAGAATATGAGCCTCCTGGTGCTCCTGCACTTGAATCTGCTCCTATCACATATCTGACCTTATCTTGGGGGGGTATCCAATAAGTCCAACCTGATTTATATCTAGTTCCACCATAACAACCTGTAGCTAGAGTATTAAGAATCATCTGGTCAAATACAGGGTCTCCTATAGTAATCCAACATGATACCTCATCTTCGGGGAACTCCTGCCAGAATAAACCACCCTTCTCAGCTATCTTCCATCTTCTCCAGCGTATCTGCTCTTCTGTAAGATGATATCTTTCTACAAGCTCTATTTCCTCACCAATATAGGATAGTTCTCCCATATCCTCAGGCAAAGCTAAAATAGAACCTTTAGGTATCTGGTAGTCAATAGTCCACCACCAGGGATAGAAGAAAGCTTTATAGGGGGATTTACCTTCTCTGGCTTTTACCCATCTCTCATAAGCTATATTATTTTCCCCATATGGGGTAAATTCAATGTCTATTTCTCCAGTTATTGGGACTGCATCCTCTACAGCTATCAGTATTCTCTCTGGGTCTTCATAGAAAGGCAACTCTGAAAGTAGGGCTTTACGAATAGTATCACCACGACCAAAAGCTCTAGCTCCTGCAGTTCCTATGTAGATACTGGAATGAAGTTCTGGGAATGTCTTTTCATTTCTACTTTCAGCACCTATAATTGGCTTAGGTTGTTCCATACTATCATAGAAAAACTGGACTCTATCAAGAAGTCTCTGAGTAGCATGGGTCTCATGGGATATAACGGCACAATAGGTATTGGGGATTGTTATACAATCTAAAAACTGGTCAGCAAGCACAGAGGATGACATTCCCCCCTGTCGGTGTTTTAATACCATATTACGATTAGACTTGTTCTGGTGGAAATGTCTCTGCATCCTATTAAACCTGAAAGGGACTACAATTCCACTTTTATCATCAATTCTGAGTAGTTCTTCTATAAGTCTTATTCTATCTACTTTGGGGATTGTAGATGTTACCATTACTTACTCCAAGTTCCTAACTTGAACTTCTTCCTGAGCTTCATCAGGTCTTTGTTCATCAACCTGTGTAATGTAGCCCTGCGGATGTTTTGTCTAGCAGAGATTATCTGTTTTAAGCTTCGCTGTGCCATATTTCATCCTCTGTAACTCTTTATATTACAATAGACAATAAGTATTTAATAGGGGTGTTATTTTCCCTATCTATTTTGTATTCATTCTTGTGCATTTTTGAATTCTGCACTTTCCTGAACTTCCCCATCAATGACTGTGTCACCTTGACCCTCTTCTATCTGTCTTACTTCACCCTCTATAATTTCTTGTTGGGGTAAAGCAGTAACCAACTGTGCTACACGCTGTTCCCATGTTAGAGCTAAAGATTCTGGTCTGTAATCCAGGTCTGACATTAGTTTATCATAGACTGCACGGGCAAGGTTAGTTCTTATCAAATCATAGTTTCCTGACTCTATCTCCTCTTTCATCTTGGCTATTACTTTCTCCTCCATAAGAACAGCATTTAACTGGTTTGTTCTTCTGAGGAGCTGAATAGCCTCTATTTTGTAACTGACACTGAATTCATCCCTGCGTCGGTAAAGTTCTCTAAAGTTTTCATCCTTGATCCAAGAGTTATAAGTCCCAACAGGAACCTTACATAACTTTCTAGCAGTCTCTAAATCAATATCTGCAATTCTTAACAAGAGGAACTTCCGTCTCCTCCCTATTATCCCCTTTAATTCTTCATTCAGTGACATAATATTGAAGTATATCATAATTATACTCCCAATGTCAATCCATAATTATACCCCCAATGTCAATCCCTCTTTCCCCCCTTGATTGAAAGTTATCAAATAGCCTGTAAAGGACTTGACATTTAATAAAAACTATGATAAGATAAACATAGGATAAAAGGTATTTTGGCTTAATGGGGGGTCTCAAAAGACACTTAGTTTCATATTGTAGATAGAGTTTATACAAAAAGAACAAGTTATAGTATTAATAAGGAGTGAGGATGGGGTTTTATAATAATTTAATACTTGGATATAAGTGTGAAGAAAGGGTAGCCCAATTTTTAAGGGGGAAAGGATTTCAAGTCTGGAATATAGGGAACTATCGTCTTCCTGTAGATTTGCTTGTTTGGGATGAAAATATAACTTTCTGGGTTCAAGTAAAGTTCCGAAATGACCTATTCCCCATTTGTCCAATTTGGGTAAAGAGAAGTGAGATATTAAATGTATGGAAAGAAACTGGTTGCTCCGTTATTCTGATTCTTGAATTCAAAGAACAACTTTATCAAGTCCATTTACAAGGAAAGAGAATTAAATTGGGATTACCAAGACCTAAACCTCCTTGGCATCTCCCAATTTACTATCTTTATCAGAGGAAAAAACCAGTTAGGGGCAAACGCTTTAGATGGTATAAAAACTTAGTGAGGTTCAAATGAAAGTCATAATAACAAGAAAAGACCATATTTGCTGTTTTGAAGGATGCTGTTTGGGTAAAGTAATCAGAGCAAAGACAATATCAGTAACAACTGTTTATAAGAGGACAGGAATACGAAATACCTTCCACTTTCATCCTGACTGTTATACACAATGGATTCTTAATAATAAGGATTTAGAGGTAAAGAAGAAAGAAGAGCTCCTAGCTAGGAGAAGAGTAAAGAGTAATAAGCCCCAAGGTAGACCTAGAAAATACTCAGACCCACTTAAAGCTAGAAATCTGTTATCCCTGATATACTACCACAAGGAAGCTGGGAATACAGATAAGGTTCAAGAGCTAGAATATTTGTTAGAAGGACTTAGAATTGATTGACATTACCACAATTCTGTGTTATAGTGTATTATCTTATAGATAAAAGGAGATATATTACCTGAGGATTAAGAGTTGGACATATATATTCTAGCTGGCATAGGAATATTGTTGACAATAGGACATTTCTTCTTTTACTTTTGGGGATATAAGATATTCTAAGGAGGTAAATATGAAAGACCCAGTATTAACTAGACGAGGTAACAATGGAAAGCTAATAGCTATGGATGAAATAATGGCTCCAGCTGAGGCTCTGCTTAATAAAAGGATACTCCAGATAACTAGAGGCATAAGCTTTACTTGGGAGGATGCACAATTAAGAGGACTAATGGATATTATATCAGAAGCTCTTATATATCTTGATTCAGTATCCAATGACCCTATTAAACTTATTATCTCCTGTCCTGGGGGTAGTGCCTACGCCATTTTTGCCCTTTATGATGTGATAAAATCAGTTGATTCCCCTGTGTGGACTTTTGGGCGTATCTGTTATAGTGGTGGAGCATTATTACTAGCTGCAGGGGAAAAGGGGCATCGCTATGTCTATCCCAATTCTTATTCAATGCTCCATCCACTTCAAATATATAGTCGTCCTGGAGTAACGACCACTGAGACTGATGAAAGCAGGTCAGCTGCATTTATAGAACAAGAGAACAGGATGATAAACCTTTTAATTGAATGTGGAGTTAATAAATTACCTAAACAGATAAAAAAGGACATCAGGGCTGATTTGTATATGGATGCCAGAGAAACAGTGGCTTATGGTCTAGCTGATAAAGTCATAAGGGGAGGCATATTGTTAGATGGGGAATAAAACTCAACTTGATTACTTGATAGAATTCTGGAAAAGCTTCTCATTTTATACCCAGGGCTTTTTATCCCCATCTATGCAGACACTTATCAAAGAGACCATAGATTTTCTGCAGAAATTGAAGGAGAGTGGATTTACTGATTCCAGGATTCTAACCAAAAAGTGAACTTTTATATTTAACAAAGTGGACTTTTATATATGAGGGAGTCATCTTAATATATATATTTAACAAAGTGGACTTTTATATTTAACTGGGACTATGTTTTTGATCTGAACTGGGATTTTTATATAAACTGGGTTTTTTA